AACTGCGCGTGAAACACCACGCATTGGGTTTGCTAAACGGAGTGCAACAAATACAGGATCATAAGCAGTTCTACCGCCCACGCCTGCGCCTGAACCTGTTAATGCTGAAGCTTCTTTCATGTATGCATCATATTGACCTGCATCTTCAAACATTTTGATTTCTTTTTCGCTACGGCCACCGGCTTTAACGAATTCAGCTAATTGACCTTTAACCATACGATTAACTTCTTGGCTGATTGATTTGTAAGTTTTGATTGTTGAAGGAGCTTGAACTGAAGCAACTTTAGCTTCAAGTGCAGCAACTTTCTCATCAAAAGAAGCTACTGTTTCAGCAAGTTTAGCATCAACTGAAGATGTTACTTCTTCAACCTTTGCTAAATTAGCTGCTTCAATAGCGTCTAATTTTTCCATGATTTTTTCTGACATGATTTATCCTTTTAAACGATTGTTAAGTTTTTTAAGAAGTTCTCTTTCCTCAAAAGCTTTAAGTAGAGTATCTTCTTGATTTACCACCGCATCAGCTTCACTCTGAATAGGTGTATTTTCAATTTCAACTTTAGTCTCATCACGAGTTGCTAAAATTTGTTTGAAAATTGAAGACGCGGTGGTCGCATCTTTTCTTGAAAGTTTTGCATCACGCAATGCTTTCTCGATTAGTTTTAAGTCTAAAGAGCCATCAGCTCTAAAGCACTCTAATTTCGAGATATTGCATTCAAGGTTGTTAGGTTGCATAACAATTGAAACTTCACGCAATCCGCCTTTAGTAATTTGGAAATACGCTTCATCAGAATCATCATCCATACCTTCAGCATCAACCATTTTAAATTCATCAGCATAAGCACCAACAGAAACACCGCCAACCATAGCAGGTGATTCTTTCATAATTGTATAAAGGTCTTTACCGGCAGTTGTGTTAGTAAATAAACGGCCTTTTGCATTCATGCCTTTATCTGTAAATTCAAACTCTTGCCACTCGCCTACAGGCATTGACATATCATTATGTTGAAAAAACATTGGGAGTGGTTTGCCTGATTTTGCAAACTCATCAGCCCATTGAGCAAAGCCTTCAGGTTGATAATTGAATCTGCGACCATCAGCGCCTTCTCGAGCGCCCCATGTTGTTACTGTAGCTTCAATCATTCCAACGCTACTTAATGCTTCATCGGCAGATTTACCTAAAGCAACTTTAGATTCGAAAAAGAACTTTTCGAAATTAGATTTATTAATTTCAGTCATTGATTGGCACTCCCTTTTTTTTCATTCCGTTAGTTTCAACAGGTTGAGGTTTTCTCTTTTTAGCCTGTTGGGTTAATTTATCGAGTAACTCTTTTAATGTCATTAGGCTTTACCTGCCTGACCTGTTTTGCCAACGCTAGAAGAATTGCCACCGCCACCTGTATCTTGAGGTGAAGTGCCGCTTATAGGTTTAGCTTGTTTTGATGTATCTTTTAATTCGTCTGCACCATCTAGGTTTTGTTTTCCAAGATATTCGCGTGCTTCATTAGGTGTCATTATACCATTATTAACACCTGCCACCGCGTAATTCATTTGATCTAATGGTGCGCCTTTTAAAAAGTCTTGAGTTTGAAACTCAATACATAGATTTGGATAACCTGCAAGCAATGAAGTTTTAAATTTTTGTTGAATGTTAGTAATTACAGGCAACATTGTTGATTTGTAAAATTCATCTAGCATTGTTTGAGTATTATTATATTTGCCTTCTTCAATTCCAATCATTGCAGGTGGAACTCCAAACAATCCGCAAATACGCTTCATAGTTTGTTGTTTTAAAGCTCTTGCGTCAGCATCTTGAAGCGTTAGCATTTCTAATGGCATATATTTCATTCCATTATCTAATAACATACCTTGGCCGGGTTTGGATAAATCAGTTGATTTAGAGCCTGTAAGTGATGTCCATGCTTCTTTTAATCTTGCAGCAATCTCTTTAAATTTAGCATCAGGAATAACTTGGTCTGTAACAAACATGCCGCTTGGTTTAGCGCCATTAAGCATAATAAAATTACTATATAAATCAATATCTTGATCTAATGATACTAATTCAGTTGCTAGAATACCTTTATTAAAACCTGCCGATCCTTGCCATGCCATTTCACTTGCATGAATAACTTGGAAATATTCTAATGGCTCATCTTTATTAAAACCATAAGTAGAAGTTGAAAGTCTGTAAGTAGGATAACGAGTTGGTGTAATTTGTGCAGTAATTAGAGTTGAATCTAATAAATACATTTCCATTGGAGTTAATGTTGGATTAGTTTGTTCTTTGCGCCATAAAGCAGTAAATGTTTCACCGGATAAGTCATACCACATTGACCATTGATACCAAAACTCGAATGCAGATTGATAATTATTAGGATTGTTTAATAAACTATATACCGCTTTAGCTTTTGCTTTATCTCTTGCTGATACATTAGGATCGGTAACCGCATCAATCATTTTACCATTAGCATCATAAGCCATAATTTTAATTGGTAATTGTGCTAATGCGCGTGCTTTTGCATTAACGCATGCCATAACAGTTGAGTTACGGCTCAACATTGACATATCTACAACGCGGCCTGCAGTATTAACAGAGCTTGTAGTTACATATAATAATTGATTATTTGATTGTTGATTTTGCCCTTTAACATTGCGTAAAATGTTATTACCAAGAGCGGTTTGGCCAAAAAGAGTATTGCTTTCTTTTGCGGATGCGTTTGATTTTCTTTTGAATATATCTGTTATAGCCATATTTTTCCTTTAAATACTTCTAAAACCGAACGAGGTAGAAGTTAATGGATGATCTAGTGAGCAATGCATCGCAATAATAAGCGCTATTATACCATCAACTTTTGCGCTCTTATCTGCTTCATTTTTGCGAATCTTAATATTCCCATTAACATCGGTATATACTTCGCAATTGCCTAGTTGCCAACCTACAAACGGATTACCATCGTGCTTAATGGCATTTTGCATGATGAGCTTTTCAACATGCTTGGATGGGTTACTTAAAACCGCCATGCCTTGTCCAACTTTTTTTACGGGAATGCTATTATCATGTAGTCTAGCAATAAGAGAAGCGGCGTTATATGCATCGTAACCTACTTCTTTGATATTGTATTTTGTGCATTGATTTTTTATGAATTCAGAAATCTCTCTGTCATCCATAACATTTCCTTCAGTAATATGAAGAATTTTAGAATGCACCGCTTGTTCAAATATACCACGATAATGAGTTGGAATCAATGATAACGCTTCCTCGGGTAAGAAAAATTTGAATTCTGCGTAATAATCTTCCGATGCATATCGTTTTAATGTGCAAACTGCATTTAAGTCTCGAGTAGCGGCCAAGTCAAAACCAATAAATACTTCTTCAGGATCAGCTTTATCTTCACCAATAGATTTATCCCAATAATCGCGATCAATCCATGCGGTGTTAGCACTTACATATACATTAAGAGTTTTGCAAAGAAATTCATTAAGCGCGGGTGGTTTAAGTTTAGCTTGTTCGCATCGTTCTTTAATAGCTTCTTGATATACAGAAATCCCATGCATAGGATTAGCTTTAGCCCAAGTAGTTTCATCGCGCCAATTATCCTGCGGATCAAGTCCATATAACAAACCAAACCAACGCGGATTATCAGGTGCATCGCCATTAAGCATAGCTTCAAAAGCAGTTAAATCCTCATAAAATTTTGTGTCTTTAGTAAATGATGCGGTAGTAATAAAAATTCTTAAAGGATTTTTACGGGCCACCATGCCTGAAAATATAACTTCAATAGAATTACGATCAACAATTTGAGCCGCTTCATCTATAATGGCGCAAGATGCATTCTTACCATCGCCTGACTTTTTATTGTCGCGAGATAATGCTTTAAACATTGTTTGACTATCATTAGCTTTGCCAATTTCATATTTAGAAACTCTATACCAAGCTTTAATTTCAGCAGGCATATTTTCAATCATTGATCTTGCTGCATCAAATACAATAGACGCCTGCTCTCTATTAGTAGCCAAAGTAAATACTTCAGCGCCGGCTTCATTAAATGCTAACTCATATAAACCTATAATTGCAGTTAATGTAGATTTACCTGCTTTGCGTGGAATAAAAACAATGACATCAGTTGTCATTCTTTTGGTATGATCTTTTTTGTGCCTAAATCCATAAATGCCACAAATAAGCAAAATTTGAAAAGGCTCTAATACAATTTGTTTTCCTGCGTCAGGGCCTTTAGTATGAACAAGAATTGATACAAATTTTAAAACATGATCTACATATTCAGGAAAAAACTCATATTCCCAATGCTTATCTTCCATAAAGTTAAGAAAGCGTTGGCATGCTAATTTTATATTATTGCAAACTTCAATATTGCCTTTAACTACATCTTGGGCATATTGAACACCTGTTAAATAATTCATCTTTTAACTTGTGGGCCTAACATTAAAGAATTAATAGTAGATGATGGTAACGATCCAACTTTGCCTAATCTGCTTCTAGGTGTTAATCCTAATTCATTCATTAATTGAATAATTAATTTAAGAGCATTATTTCTTATTGTTATAAAAGGATTTGGCCCAATTGTTTTGCCGTCATTAAATACAGTAACAATTCCATTTTTTTCTATACCTATTCCGCATTGTATATAAAGATCAATTTGATCGGCGAGCATAGTTAAAGTATGTTTATCTTGAGCCGAGCCAATACCATATACATCAAAAAGATAATCAGATGTCTCTATAATAAATAAAGCTTTATTCCAAGCAGAAGGATTATCCATCCATTCTGCTGCCGGTATTCTTTGCCTTAAAGATTCAGGCAATACAATTGCATCATGCTCGGGTGTAGTGCCATTAACTAAATGAAGTTCAATAGGTTTTCTATTCACTTAATAACTCCGCTTTTTGACCTGTAAAATCTTCCCAACGCTTAACAATTACATCACAATATTTAGGATCAAGTTCCATAACATAAGAATTTTTACCTGCTTTTTCTGCGGCTATTAATGTGCTACCTGATCCTCCATAAAGATCAACTACATTTTTTTTATCTTTAAGGCTAAAGTAATCAAAAAACCAAGAAACTAATTCAACAGGTTTTTGAGTTGGATGAACTCTTTTTTTGTCATGTTCTTTTGACATGCCAAATATACCGGCCCATTTAACTCTTGCCATCATGCGTTTATGTTTAGCTTTAGACCAACATAATTCAAAAGTTGATCCATACATTTTATCTGCTGATTCATCTAATCTTTTATCCCATACTACCCATGATCCATTATTTTTATTTGGCAAAAGTTCTGCATAATAATCAGCACCCCATAAAAATATTTCTTTACAATAATCAAATGAAGCAAATACAGTATTAATTAATTCAGGACTAAAATCATTATTATCACCAATAACTTTATCATATTTATTTCCCGATCTATTAGTCATTGATCCATTTCCACCCATTTTAGAAAAATCTGCATCTAAAAACATTCCATACGGCGGATCAGTAAATACTACATCAGCCTTATTGCCATTCATTAATTTATCAATAGCATCTATACTTGTGCTATCACCACACATTAATCTATGATTGCCAAGCTTGTATATATCACCTAATTTTGTTATAGGCTCTTCAGGCACTTCAGGAACTTGATCTTCATCAACCAAGCCTTCAATAACAGGATCAAAAACTTTTAGCTCATCAACATTAAAACCTGTAAGTCCAAGATCAAATCCTGCATTTTTTAATTCTGCTATTTCAAGTTTTAATATTTCATCATTCCAACCTGCATTTAAAGCAAGTTTATTGTCGGCAATAATGTAAGCCTTTTTTTGAATTTCAGTTAAACCGGCCAATTCAATTGTTGGCACTTCAATTTGATTTAATTTTTTAGCTGCCATCAATCTGCCATGGCCTGCTATGATTCCATTTTCACCATCAAGCAAAATTGGGTTAGTCCAACCAAACTCTTTCATGCTTGAAGCAATTTGAGCAACTTGGTCATCACTATGCGTTCTTGAATTATTAACATAAGGAATTAAATCCTCAATTTTTTTATATTTTATTTCTATCTTTTCCATATACCCCCCTTATTGAAACCCAAATGCGTAAATTTGGG